TACTACTATTAGGTTTATTGATACCTACAACCCATACATCTGTACCATCAACATATAATGAGTTAAATTCTGTATAATTTAATCCATCAGAACTTTCTAAGGTTTTAGACCATTCTTTAACACCAGTTGCTGATAGTTTAGAGATAAAGGCGACAACGTTGCCACTTGAATCTTTTGTTTTACCACAGATGAATACTTCCTTGTTAGCATTGACGAATACGTCGTTGACTTTAACATAATTGCTATTATTAATGAATGATAGGTAGTAATCTGCCTTTTTAAAGATTTGTGGATGTGATAGTATAACTCTTGGGTTAGTTGTATATCCAGAACCAGAATTGACTATATTAACAGTATCAATAGAACCAACGCTTGTTACTATTGCTTCTAATTGACCATCTTGACCAGTTGAACTATCAATAATAATTGTAGGAGGAATATCAGTATTATATCCAGATCCAGTCTGTGTAATTTGAATTTCTTCAATACCTCTATACTGACGAACAGTAAACTGTTTATTAGTATTGTCCATCACAGGACTATAATCAACAAATACACTATCACCTGCAATTAGGTTGTGTGGAAGAGAAGTTGTTAATACACCAAAGTTAGAACCACTTATACTTTCAAACGTATATGCAGAAACTGTTTCACCTTTAATACGAGCAATACGTGCAGAAGCACCATCACCACCAGTGTTTGTGTTATCAAAGACTAATCTATCATTTACCTGATATGATAGACCTGAGTTCTCAATAGTAAATCCAGTAACGTTAGCATCTTCAAATTTATTAGTTGTTTCTACCTCAATATCAACTTTTGAATCAAATCTAACTTTAGGGAAGTAATCAAATAGTTGTAAAGGTGATTCTTCAAACAATTGTCCAAGATTTGCAACATCTTGTTCAGATGTGTCTATCTGTCCATCTCGGTTATCATCTTCTGGATCAAATAGTAATATTAGACCATCTTCAGTTGTTAGAGCGTTTGTAGAAGCATTAGGTGCTCTTTCTACATCAATATCAACGTTTTCATATGGATCACGATATCTTACAACACCAGTTGGGATATTTTGCTGTACAGCACTTGTGCTTAAGTTCCAAGTATCAACAACAGAGTTAAAGTTAGGACCTAAGACATAAGGAAATTCTGGATTACCTGCTTCGGTAGCATCGATAGTTACAAAGTAACAGTATCTACCTGTAGGATAATCAGGTGTTTTACAGAATCTACCATTATATTGATCTAAGTCTCCAAGGTTGAACACATACTCATAGTCTTCAACAAAGTTACCAGCTGGTTCTGCACTAAGCAAAGGACCTGCAGTTCTTACAGGAGTTGGATTAGTTGAAGATGTAACAAGAGCAGTTTGTAGTCTATATGATGTTCTTAGTCTTGAAATAGCAGATGCCTGATCAGTAGGATCGGTATATCCATAAGGACCGTAGATTGGGTTTCCATCAAATGCCCAACCAATAATAGGAGAGTGAGTTAACTGTGTTTCTTGTTCAGTAATAGTTCCTGCAACTACTTCTTGTAAATTATCACCAAGAATGAAACGTAATTTCTGTGGGTTTGATAAGTGAGCATACTCACCACCATATTGATTATTATATCCTTCAAATACACCACCTTTAGCAGCATCTAATGTAGAAGTTGCTTGTAAGTTATATGTCCACTTGAATACGGAAGGTGTAAAGGTAGCACCAAGACCAACAGAATCCATATTGATTACTGTAGTTCCTTGAACGTAACCAATACCACGGTTGACAATAGTAATACTTGTAACTCTACCTGCATTTTCACCATCAGTGTCTATTGAAGCACGAGCAACAGCACCAAAACCAACACCCTGAATAGTAATTTCAGGAGCAGTAGTGTATCCTGAACCTGCAGATATGATAGCAATTGATATTATACGACCATTACTTACAATAGGTTGAGCAACAGCTCCTGAACCAGAAGATAGACTTACGGATGGAGAACTGGTATAAGAATTACCACCATTATTAATATTGACAGTACTAATAGGACCTCTGACGCTTGCTGTTCCCGCAGCTCCTGCACCGCCACCACCAACAATCGTAATTGAAGGCTGTGAAGTATAACCAGTACCACCAGAGTTGATTAGAATCCTTGAAACTACGCCTTTAGTGATAATAGCAGTAGCAGCAGCACCTGATCCACCTCCACCAACAATAGAAACAAGAGGAGAAGATGTATAACCTGAACCACTTGTGGTAACTGTAATTTCTGATATAGAACCATTAACTATAACGGATGCAGTTGCACCTGTACCTCCACCACCAGAAATAGTGATAACAGGAGGTGATGCAGCATCATAACCTGAACCCGCATTTGCAATTGCAATACTGGTAACAGCACCGAAGGTTTTATTTAAAGTTGATTTGTATGACCATACAGAAACACCGTTTACCCATGTACCAACAGGACCTGAACTAATTGCAGATTTAGTTGATATTGTAGTAGGAAGTGCGGGGAATCTATTTAATTTACGTTGGTTGCCAGGTAAAAGAGCAGAACCAGGAAAAGGACCTATAGAATAGTTTGGTATACCAGTTGATGCAACGTAAGTATAATTGTCATTAAAGAATGAGTTCTGTATATTAGTAGTATAAGGACCTACAGCATTAAAGATTGCGGTATTATCAGATTTACCTTTGTTTAAGTCAACAGATACAAGAATATTACCTTGAGGTACTATTGCTGCAGGTTGGGGTAATGCATATTGGAAAACAGTATCACTATCTCTTGATGTAACAGCAAATGTTCCGTTATAGATGATTGGGTTTGCACCATAGACTGTAACTTGGTCTCCAACTAACAAACCATGATTATTAGCACAAGTAACAGTTGCAGACTGGTTATTTACACCACCAAATGCAATATTGCTAACAGTAATTAACTTTTTGACGTTATACAACCAAGTTGTAAGAAGTGGAGATATACCAGTACCACCCAACTTAGAAACTGTTAGTTTATCACCAGTTAAGTAATAAGAACCTGTATCAGTCAAACTGGTTTGTTGAGCATCAACGATACCAACAACATTCATCACAACTTCTTGAGTAGTTCCTTTATTAATGTAAACTTGGAAGTTTGATGTTACCTCAGTAGCAGAATCCCAATCTTCAACAACACCATTTACAGAACGTGTACACTCAATAAACTGGTTAAGTGATTTTTCCTTATATTGTACTAATTCCGTAGTAGTACCACTACCAATTACAAACTCTCCGTTTCTTTCTGGCCAACCAATAGTAGAGTCAACTGTAATAATTGAACTGGTTGCAGTTAATGGTTCAGCAAGTTTTGTCTTATAAGGAACGGTAAATGTTCCAGTAATAGTTTCTTCGGATAGAACAAGTTCAAATATTTCTACTGTAGATGTTTTAATTGAAATATAGTTCTCAACCAGTGCGGATGCATTTTTAACATTAGAGTCAGCAATATCTGCTTCCTGTTGTAAAAGACCATCTTGAATATTAACAGCAAGTCCAGAAACTTTAGTTGCTCTTAAAATAGTATCAATAGACCAAGTTGCTGCAGATGGTTTAATAATTTGATCTTTTGGATAAGATATACTTACTGTCTCACCGTATAGTAACTTGAATAAGTAAGCAATACTAAAAGATGTACCCTTTGCAGAGTAGAAGTCCTTTATAGTCTTGATTGCTGTACGGACATCGATCTTAGTATAATCAAGTTCTGGTACATCAGGTAAGAATTGTTGTGTATACTTGTCTAAAAGACGTTTTACAAATAACGCATCAAGACATTTAACTGGTGTATCGATTGCTCCTGCAGTTGCAGTAGTGTCATTAGAGAATACTGCATTACCATCTTCCGTATATTCTACAATACCACTTGCTGCACGTGCACATCCAATGAACTGTGCTTTTTGATATCCCGTACCAGATTGGTTTACTTTGAAACCTGTAACCTCGTTTAAACCAATTTCCGCAGATGATTCAGCACTTGGTGGTGCTTGGATCACAACAGAAGGAGGATTTGCAGCAGAATATCCAGTACCGAACGCACTTACGTTAATATCAGTAATACTACCATTGAATATTGCAGCAGTTGCGGTAGCACCTGTTCCACCTGCATATGCTCCAGTAGCATCTGTTCTACTATCTACAATATAAACGGAAGGAATCTCATCATATCCGCTTCCTCCGTTAAGAATATCGATACGAATAACTCTTCCATCACCATCAACAGCAACTTCGAGGACTTGTGCACCAACAGGATCTACAATTGCTACTCTTGGAACGGATGTATAACCTTGTCCTGCGTTAATTGTAGTAATAGATGCAATAGTTCCGTCAGATGCTAAGACTGTTTGGAAAGATGCTCTGATTGGATTATTTCCAGTTGGTTCGTCAACATATATTGCAGGAGGGGTTGTATATCCAAATCCTGGATTAGTAATTGTTAAACCACCTGTGATTGCTCCACCTGATCCACCATGATAGTGAGAAACGGTCGGAGTGGCAACTGTAGCACCGCCAGGCTGTCGGAAAGTGATTCTTGGTGTAAATGTATATCCTGAACCTGATCCTATCAATTGTATGTCAGTAACTGTACCATTTGTTACTGTTGCAGTCATTGTTGCTTGAGTAGATCCAGTCTTAGTAGGTGACTGTACTTGAACAACAGGAGGGTTAGTGTCGCTATATCCTCTACCACCATCAAGTAGTGTTACGCTCTTAATACCATTAACTAACGCTTGTGCAGAACCACCTGATCCTACAGTAGAGTTAATAGAAACTTTTGGTGGATATTCAAATCTATAGTTACTACCATTTAAACTTGTTGATACACCTGTAAGTGCACCATTATTATCAATTCTTGCAAAACCTTCCGCACCACTACCAAAAGAAGGTACAGGTGCCTCTATAGAGTATAATGATAGAAATCTTCCATTTGTAGGTGCGGTAGCAAATATAAAGTCAGGACCATCAATAAAGTAATCTACTTTAGGTACTAATAACTTCTTATCATATACAGCAAGTACATATTCGTCTACAATAGGTTCATATGTATTTCCACCCTGAGTCATTCTAAATTGTTTCTTACCTTCACCAAAAGCATTTGAGATATTATCAATCGCAATTATAGGATTCTCTACAAATCCATCCAAGTATGTAATATATGTGTTTATAGCGTCATCTGACGGTATTTTAGTACGAGGGGCAGTTGCATAGGTTATTTGTGTTCCAGACACCGTGTAGTCTGTTCCAGGTGTCAATACCTCGCCATATACAGACACAATCAAATGTTGTGCTGATGGAGGTGCAACTGGATTATCTTGAGATGTTAAATTGAATATAGTTGTACTGCCATCAAAACTATTAATGGGTGTTGCAAGGTTAACAAACTTGAGTTTTACCTGATCGTATGAAATACCTGGTGAAAGTGCAATGTTTGGAGAACTGGTTGTACTCTCATAGTAGATAACTTCATTACCTATAAGAATAGAACCACTATTTGTTAAAAACTGGTCAATTGACTCAACTACAATTGTTTCGCTTGTAGTATCAATTGCTTCTACTAATTTTGTCTTACCATCAAGTATTCCTACATCTAACCTGTCAATATCCAGATATCCAAGGAAATTGTTTAAAATATTCTGTCCAAGACCAGTCTTTTCTTGAGATTGGTAATAATACTCAAGAAATCGGTTGAATAGAGGATAGTCAGACTCTATAAACTCTGGAGTCTGGGCAACAATTGCCTGTGAGACTTTATTGATATTTGTCATTAAACCTTTTAGGTTACACTAACTAAAGTTGGTGTTTGGTCGAACACTGTCGGTGTCAAACTATTTAGTGGGATTGAAGGAGGTGGAGCAGTTCCAATTGGTGAAATCGTTACTTCAGGACTTACCAAGTTAATAATTGTACCAGGTGTAGAAGCAGGTATAGTAGAACTGTTAGCAGGAATGAACTGAATCGGTAATGATAATACTGTTGGTAATGCAGCTGGATCACTTACAGAACCTGCACCAGATGTACTATCTGTAATAGTTATACCTGTAGTAGCAATATTTGTACCTGTTCCAATAATAGCAACAGGACCAAAGGCAATTTCTCCAGTGTCATAGTTGATAGTACCTGCAGAACTATTTGTATATACCTTTCGAGTACCAGTATTATAGAATGATCTGAGTGATCCATATCCATCGTCCTCAAATTGTTGATCAACACCTGGTCTATCTGATGTACGGAACTGTCCAGAAAGTATAACAGGTTCTTTTGCACCATCTACAGAAAGAGATGTCTTACTTGGTGCGGAGTTATACAATGCAGAACCAGTTGATATTGTATATGTGTTGGTCTGGTTGCTTACTGGAACGATGTATCTTAGAAGAGTAACCTGTAAAGATACGTCAGTAATCGCACTATTGGAAAGTGTGATCGCTTTTTCGTATGCCTGACTTCTAAATGTGGAATTGAAGTTATTAATTTCAGTCTGTGTCGCCCATTGACTAATGGAATTTTGTACATTAGTTTTGATTGTTGATGTATCTGAACTACTACCTGTGTCATAAAGAACAAATACTTTAGTATAGATGTAAAGATTTTCGGGATCTATGATTATAGGGTCAATAGATGCCATAGCATACTTTCTCAAGTCTGCTGCAATAGATTTTTTAGTTGCATCATTCAATGTAGCACCTGTGGCAGTCTTTACTGCAACATATACTTTACCATACACAGGAGGGTTTAGAGAGTCTCCACCGTATGCAACCACTGCTGATGCGTTAGGATATACCTTTTTAGTTAGAATAGCGTAGTCTCCTGCAGTCACAGCACGATATTGTGATGAATAGAACCTTGGAGCATTGTATTTAATAGACTCGATAGTCTCAGCAGCAGTTCCGTTCTGTGATCTTGCCACTTTTGTAAGTGTAACAGCCGCAGTAGAATAACTCTGACCTAAGGTATCATTCATTCTACCAATGTAAGAGAACTTATCTACATCATTTGCCTCTGCTCCAGATGTAACAAGGTACTCAAACTGCACAACTTCTCCGTCTTTAAGTGCTCTACCTACAGAATCATCACCAAATTTCACTTCATAACGCATATCTTCGCCTTCTGATAGGAAGTATACACGGGAATTAGCGGTAAGTCCCGTAATTGTATCAACTACATTGTACAAATCGGAGGTAGTTGATGATTCGTTTGCCTTTACTCTTACAGAAAGTGTGTTAATGTCCGCATCCTCTGATGGAACTTTGTAATTTTGTGACGCAAATGTGTTAACAACGTACTGAAAGTTGACTATAGATCCTTCTTTTAGTACAAGATTGGTAAAAGTTGCGATACCTGTCGTGGAATTTACCTCAGCAGTTGTATCAGAAGTGATATTCCATATATAATTTCCACCAGTTGCCACTGCACCTTTCTTTAATGTAACGGTAGAAGGGTATGATCCGCTACTTTGTATGGTCTGTACTGTTAAATTGACGGTTCCTCCACTTGCTTGTACCGATCTTGGTACATAATTGAGGAGTTTTGCTATATTGACTACATTATCACGCACTGTAGAGGAGGGTAGGAATGCCTCATTCATTGCCATGTTCGCATTAAACGAACTATAGTAAGTATTATATGCTAACGTATCGATTAGATAACTTAAAGTTGCACCTTCAAACTCATAATCTGTGAATTCCTTTCTTGTTCTCAGATATGATTTGATTGATGCTTTGATGTCATTAAAATCTAATGCTGTTAAATTATTTGGTGTTGACATTATTCAGGTCTCTTAAGTACGAATGACACAGTTTCAACTAATGGTTGACCCACAATAACATAATCTATAGTAACATTGAATTGATTTGCATCGTATTGCTCTACTACAGCAAGGTTTACAATGGAAATTCTTGGTTCATGCTGACCAACAGTATTTAGGATGTCATCTCTAATTGCATCTGCTGTAAAACCATCCATAGGTTCAAACAATAACTGTCTAACTCCAGAACCTATTTGGGGTTGAAACAACTTTTCACCAGGTTGAGTCATCACAAGGTTCTTCAATGACTGCTTAATAGCATTATCATTGTTTACTTGTGCTACATCTTGAGTGAAAGGGTTTGATGCAAAGTCTACCTTAATATCTTTAAAGGCACGACTTAGATTAACATCCTTCCCTTTTATCGACTTTAACGCCATTTGCTAAGTGGTTTGGTATCCTTTTCTTTTTTGGGTGTAGGATATTCAGTTACGAGTCTCTTTGTACCATGTTCTTTAAACATGTACTCACGATCCACATCTGGGTTAACCATTTTGACCTCCATAAAGTTACAAGAACTTTTCATGGGGTTACTATCCCGAAACTATTTAGGTTACTTTTTGAAGACTTTTAACTTAATTAGTATATAC